AATTTACTCATCATCACGACTTGCTCTACTGCAGGACCGCGACAACTGGCGATCTATACAGCAGATGATGAAAGATCAATTTTACCAGCCTATTTATGACGCTTGGCTTGAGATGGCTGTGCTGAGTGGCGCATTAAATTTGCCTACTTACGAAACCGAGCCTGAGCGTTATGAGGCTGTGCGTTGGGTCTGCAGGGGCTATCACTATGTTGACCCGCAAAAGGAAATTGCTGCACAGAAAGCAGCAGTACGCAGCGGGTTTAAAACACTTGCTGATTGCGTGGCTGAAAATGGAGGTGACTTTGATGAATTCTTGGTGGCTCGTCAGTCAGAGCTAGCCAAGCTTGATGAAATGAACATTATTACCGACACAGATCCATCTGCTGTTAACGGCAGCGGTGCTAGCCAGTACAAGCCGGCCAACACCGTTGACGCTTTTGGCGACACTCTTGCGCCTGGGGGTGAGGATGCAGAAAACGTTGAGGAGCAAGAAAGTGGCAACTATTGATAGAATGAGAAAAATACAAGACCGCACCATGACTGTTGACACAGTGCTTAGAGCCGAGCCAGATGAGCTAAGTGTTGGAGATTTTGTGCGTTGGGATGCGAGCGGCGGCACAGCGCAAGGCCGAGTTGATCGGATTACCCGAGATGGCACGATCAATGTGCCCGACTCAGATTTTACGGTAAACGGTGATGAGGATGACCCGGCAGCGCTTATTACTGTTTATAGAGAGACTGATGAAGGCAATGAGCCAACTGACGTAAAGGTAGGCCATCGGTTTTCAACGCTTACAAAAATTGCAGCCTTGCGTTCTGTTGCAACTCTTTACAAAAGGGCTGGTGAGACCAAGTTTGAAGAGCAAGAGGAGCGCACAGTCGAATTTAGCTTCAGCTCTGAATACCCAGTAGAGCGGTCTTTCGGCGTTGAAGTCCTCAGCCATGAAGATGGTGCGGCTGATTTGGCTCGTTTGAACGATGGTGCGCCTTTGCTTTTTAACCATGACATGGATCGACCCATCGGTGTGGTCGAGCGTGCCTATATCGACAAGGACAAAAAGAAGGGCTACAGCCGCGTCCGTTTTAGCCGAAACAGTTTTGCGCAAGAAATTCTTACTGACGTTAAAGATGGCGTTATGCGAAATATCTCGGTTGGTTACAGGATTAAAGAAATGGAAGAGCGTAATAGCGAATTTGTAGCCACAAATTGGGAGCCATACGAATTAAGCGTCGTCAGCGTCCCCGCTGACCCGCGCATAGGAGTAGGTAGATCTTTGCTGTCTGCTCCTATACTCGAAGAAGAAGAAGCCATTACGGCTGACTCTGCGGCTCGCGTCGCACCACAAAGTAAACCCGATTCTGAGAATCAAATGTCCACTGCACCTGACATCAGTGTGGTGCGCGACGAGGCTTCCAAAAAGGCAGCTTCTGCAGAGCGCAACCGCATCCGCAACATTCAAGAATTGTGCGGCAAGCACGAAATGCGTGACTTGGCTGAGCAATTGATCGATAGCGGCGCATCTCTAGATGTTGCCCGCGAGGCTGTGCTCGAAAAAATCGGCGCTAAGCCGGTTGAGACCGTGGCTCCTGTTGACCTTGGTCAACAGACTCAAGAGCGTTATCAGCTCATGGATGGCGTTCGCGCCTTGATCACTGGTGACTGGTCTTCTCACGGTGCTGGTCTTGTCCGTGAACTGAGCCAAGAGGTTGCACGCACGTCGGGTCTAAGCGCCACTGGTGAGCGTTCTTTCTTTGTTCCGTTCTCTGCCTTAAGCCAACGCGCCACCTACGTCACCTCTGGTGCAACGACCGGCGGCAACTTGGTCGCTACTGAGCTTTTGGCCGATGATTTCATTGAGGCACTGCGGAACTCTTCTCCGGTAGTTGGCCTTGGCGTTCGTACTTTGACCGGCTTGGTCGGTGATGTTGCAATCCCCCGTCGTTCTGGCGTTGGAAGCGTTTATTACCTGTCATCTGAGACCACTGCAATTACGCAGTCTGAATCCACTTTTGATCAGGTGACAATGTCACCTAAAAACTTGGCAGCACTGTCTAAGTACAGCCGGCAGACCCTGCTTCAAGCCACTCCTGGCATTGAGGAGCTGGTGCGTCGTGACTTGACTGACGGGATCAACGCTGCTGTTGATTCTGCAGTGCTAAACGGTTCCGGTTCTTCCGGTCAGCCCACCGGCATTCGCAACACCAGCGGCATCGGCTCTGTGGCTATGGGCACCAACGGCGGTGCAATCACTATGGAGAAGATTGTTGATCTAGAGACTGAAGTGCTCCAGGACAACGCCGGTGGCCCAAACATGGCTTACATCACTAACGCCAAAGTGATGGGTGGTCTGAAGAAACTTCGCGCTGGTGGTTCTTCCGCCACTGACGGTGCTTTCCTCTACAACACCGATCTGCAGGCTGTTGGTCGTGGCCCTACGCCTCTGACTCTGAACGGCTACCCGATTGCCGTTACAAACGCTGTGCCTTCCAACCTGACAAAAGGTTCTAGCTCTAGCGTGTGTTCCGCTTTGGTTGCTGGTGATTTTAGCCAAGCAATGCTTGGCTTTTATGGCAACGGCCTTGAGATCACCGTGGGCACTGATTCCGATGACTTCAGCAAGGCTCTGACCTCAGTTCGCGGCATTATTACATTTGATGTTGCAGTGCGCCAGGTCACAAGTTTTGCTTCCATCGAGGACATTACCACCGCTTAATAACGAGGGGGAGGTCGGTAACGGCCTCCTTTTTTTTCTTATGAAAATTACCTGCACACGCAACGTTATGGCAAGTGGCCAAGCCCTTGAGGCAGGTCAGGTCTATGACGTAACTAATGCTGATGGCGAATTGTTGATTCGCATGGGTAAAGCAGTCAGAGCAAAAGCGCTTGACATAAGCGCTGTAGAAGTAAAACCAAAAGCTAAGCGCACTAAAAAAACTTCTGGTTAATTTATGTCTGAAATTATTACCCAGGATGGCCGCGAGCTATCATCAGAAAGCCTAGTTGAAGACCTTACAGCGTTTTTCACTGCAATTGATGGCTTTTCAGTCGTAACAGTTTACAACGGCGTTTCATCTGCTGGGTTTCTTGACATGCCAGGGCAAGTGATTGTAGGCGGCAGCGTATTAAGCACGGACTACACTTTGACTGTGCAAGCTTCAGTTTTTGCTGGCATAGCTGCTGGCGATTCTGTAACTGTAGCAGGCATAGGCTACACAGTCAGAGAGCCTTTGCTAATTGATGACGGCAAGCTAATGCAAATTTCTTTAATGAAAAATTAAAATGACAACTTTACGCGAAAACATTTTAGACGACATCGTTGCTAGTTTGGCTGGGACTGCAAATGTTAGCACTCGTATTTATAGAAGCCGGGTCGTTCCGTTGCAGCGAGGTGAGAGCCCGGCTTTAGTTGTTGAAGCTGTTTCTGATACTCCTGAGCAAAACACAAGCTTGCCAACGCTCGATTGGTCGTTGCTTGTCAGAATCTCAGTCATTGTCAGAGGCGATAAGCCTGATGAGCTTGCCGACCCAATCGTCGAGAGCTTGCACAGCAAAGTCATGGCAGATACAACCGCAGGCGGTTACGCAATCGACGTCCAGCCGCAAGGCGTTACCTTTGAGATGGTTGACGCTGATCAACCCGCAGGCGTTATCGGCTGTGACTATTTGGTGCGATACCGTACCAAGCTTGATGACTTAACGCAAGCGCCTTAGGTATGATGGGCGCAACGCACACACCAATCCACCGCAAAGGTCCTGACCAATGACTTTTTATCAAGCAAAAGACAGGCTGATCCTTTGCAAGCTTGAGTCAGCCTATGGCACTGACAATAGCACTGCCGCAGCTGATGCATTGCGAGTGCGATCAATTGAAATTGAACCATTGCAGGCGGATGAGGTGGAGCGTGAATTGATTCGCGGTTATGCAGGAAATTACGATGTAATTTTGGCAAATCAACGTGTTGCAATTACTTTAGAGGTTGAATTTGCTGCATCAGGGGCTGCAGGAACAGCGCCACGATGGGGTCCGCTGCTTGAAGCTTGCCAACATCATGCGGCCTCAGTCAGTAGCACTTCAGTGACTTATACGCCCAGTGTAGAGCAAGACAGCGCAACAATTCATTATTTAACTAGAAAGCCAGCGGTTTCAGGAGGTAGTGACCCTGCAAATACGTTGCTGCATAAATTGACAGGCTGTAGGGGCACCTTTTCTATCAATTGCGAGGTGGGTCAAATACCTACAATTACTTTTAATATGGTTGGCATTTTCAATGCGCCGGTTGATGGTGCAGACGTCGCACCAACGTACACAGCTCAAGCTGTGCCAGACATTTTTAACAAAACAAATACGACAGGCTTTCAACTTATTGGGTTCGCTGCTGCATTGCAGTCATACTCTTTTGACCAGAATGCCGTGACAACTTATAGGGAACTTGTCGGAGGCACTAAGGAAATAATTATTACAGATCGTAGGCCAACTGGTACTGCTGTTATTGAAGCTGTTGACTTGGACGATAGCCATAATTACTTTACAGATGCAACGGGTAGCAGCACTGGCACTAATACATTTCAGCACGGTCAGACTGCTGGAAACATCATTACGTTCAGCGCTCCGCAAACCGACATTGGTGCGCCAACCTACAGCGAAAGCGATGGAATTGTTATGTTGAATCTTCCGTTTAGGGCGCTCCCGACAGCAAGTGCAAATGACGACTACTCTATTGTTCTGACGTAGTTTGCGCTAATATGCAAGCGAATAGTTTTTTCTATGGCGTTTGTTCTAAAAAAGACCAATTCTTACAAGTGGCCTGTCACCGTTGACGTTCCTGTTGATGGTGGCAAGCATGACCGCGTAACTTTTGACGTCGAATTCAAAGACCTTACGCAAAGCCGCCTTTTAGAAATTGCCGAGCTTAGTAGCGAAGGGTCCTTGACAGACGTCGAGGTTGCGCGTGAGGTTATGGTCGGATGGGCCGGAATCCAGGATGAAGACGGCAAAGACTTGCCGTATAGCATTACAAAACGTGACGAATTGCTAGAGGTGCCGATGGTAGCAACGGCAATTGCCAGCGCGTACCTTGAAAGCAAGCGAGGCGCTAAAAGAAAAAACTAGAGGAGGCCGTTGCTCATTGGTTCAACGGTCCTCGTGATAACACTGAATTATTGGCAGACGCTCAAGCGTTCGGGATTGTAATGCCTGTCATTGAACACCCTGACTTCGAGGTTTGGCCGTCTAACTGGCCTGCGGTTGAAATGTTTATGCGTTGTCAGACGCAATGGCGGACAACAATGGCAGGAGTTTGCGGGTTGGACTATTCAGCAGTCCAATGGCTGTTTAGACTGTACGAAGTTCAGGACCCTCCAGCCGTGCTCGAAGATCTGCAAGTCATGGAGGCTGCGGCGATGAAACTTATTAACAAAGAGGCTGCTTGATATGTCGCAAGCAACGTTTGGTTTGTTATTGCGTGCAAAAGCGCAAGGCACTGGGGAGGTAAAGAAGCTTGGCAACGCCATGCAAGGCGTGCAAGGCAAAGCCAAAAATTTAGCGGCATCTGTGAAAGGTATAGGTGGTGCGTTTAAAGCTTTATTTGCTGCGGCTGCAGTGGCTGGATTTGCAGCGTTGTTAAAAAATACAATTGACACTGCTGATGCGTTTGGAAAATTACAGGTACGCACTGGTATTGCGGCAAACAAACTTGAAGCCTTTGCAAATGCAGGCAAGTTAGCAGACGTTAGCCAAAGTGATCTTGAGAATGGATTGCGCAAATTAGCGCAAACACAAAACGAAGCGGCTGAAGGTGTAAAAACGTATTCTGATGCCTATGCAAAATTAGGTATTAGCGTACAAAATGCTGATGGCAAGCTTAAGCCATCTGATCAGCTGCTTGGAGAAATTGCAGATAAATTCAAAGATTTGCCAAACGGTCCAGAAAAAGCAGCAATTGCAATGGATATTTTTGGCCGTTCAGGGTCGAAACTTATTACATTGCTGAACGGAGGCAGCGAGGCTCTTGAAAGATTTAATTACGAAGTTAGTGATAACTTTGCACAAAACGCAGAATACTTTAATGATCAAATCGCTATTTTGCAAATTCAATTTGATGGTTTTAGAAAGCAATTAGTTGACGCCTTGCTGCCTGCGTTAAACGCAATTCTAGAGGCTTTCAGCGAAGTGCTTAGCAGCGATCAAGATTTCAGTGCGTTTTTCCAATTTATTGAAGGCGGTATTCGCGGAATTGCTACTGTTGTTCTGGCTACTGTGCAAGCGTTTAAGTTTTTTGGACGCGTAATCCAAGACCTTGTTAAAATAGCCGACAGGGTTGTTAATTTAGACTTTAGCGGCGCATTGGCAGTCGCACAGTCTGGTCTTGAAGATACTCGCTTACAGCTGTTTAAAGATTTCGGATTGTTAGGCAAAACTGCATTTGGCACGTCTGAGGTTGGCGTTGATTATGGCGGAGGCTTTAGCGGCATGTTTGATCCAGTACAAAAGCCGCAAT